GCCCCCTAGCAAGAGCATCTCCTCAGAGATCATGTTTGAGACTCTGAAGAAAAGAGACTCTCACATAATCTCCTCATGGTGAGGGTTGAGTTCCCCACCACACCTTCGCATTTTAATGCGAAGGTGCCCACCTCAGCTTGATGTCGACGGACTGAGGACGTCCTGAACGTTCCAAGTGATCCACGTCGGCGAAGGGTTGTGACCCTCGCTTAAGGAACCACTTGAGCAGGGCACCAGTATCTCCAAGAGAATTCTTGGGAATACTGCTAGATACTACATATCCCTTGACTAGAGGGCGATGTAGATCCGGGCACATCCTTTGGATATCGTATCCCAGGAAACTGTGCCTGCCCAGCACAGGGCTAGTTGGTGCGACATTTGGCCAGGGGATCAATCTGTCCAAAATGCCGTCCAGATGCTCTACAACACCCCAGTAACCAGCTTGGTATAGCTGGTTACGGAGTGAAACCGTAGAGACTAGCCCAGGAACGTCCTGGTGTGAGGTAGGGAGTAGCTCGCGAACGCGCACGACAGAAACATCGTGCCCGTCGTAGAACTCCCGACCACAAGACTCTCTGAACCTTCCGGTCCAGAAAGACTTGTCGGGATTGACTCGAAACCCAAAAGTTTCGAGCTTACCAATCACACCAACCACATGATCTACCGGGACAATAATGTCGTCCCCGTAGACACGCACCTGACCAACGAAGGACTTCACGTCCTTCTTGGTCAACCGGCGGTTGAGCCCTTGTTCTATCCCACAGAAGATAATGGTCGCAAAGACCATTGCTTCTAAGGGAAAGCAAAGGGCTGAACCCATGGACGCGAACTTGGCCAGGCGTAAAACGCCATGGCCAGGTACATCAGCCTTCCGGCTACGAGTTGCGTCGAGCGCCTCAGCAAGATGAGGCATCCGACGTACAAGTAGTCGTACATGCTGATTCGAAACTCTGTCGCTGGCTTCTGAAAGGTCGAGGGTTGCCAGATTTCCATCTAGCGATCCTCTCCTGGCAAGTACCTGGTTAGGTACCTGATCAGTAAAGCCAACGACACCTGCGTGATAAGTGGTGTCACCACTTTCAACGTAGGGAACAATTGCTTCGAGTACCCCTTGCTGTGAATATTGCATGCAAGTGGGCTCGATAGCAATGATTCGTGGAGTTTTGAGCGTCTTGGGGACGGTAATGACCCTGACGGGTCGTTCGTCCCCGGGTTCGAGAAGTTCGACTCGGTCGAGGTGTTCAAAATACCTCCAGTTTGGTAACAGTGATTCCCCGGAAGGAAACACTTGTTCCAGACGCTGGGTCCATTCGGTCTGACAAAACTTGCGGTTTCCCGAAAGTTTATCAGCCGTGGCCCCAGGACCGTGCTTTGGTATTAGACGCCCATAGTAGATATCTTCATCTACTGCTTGCAGGACGTCTGACCAAAGCAGTCTGCCTACACGCTCAAACTGATCCCTTTCGGGATCAGTGAGAGCGGCATCAGACCTTCGAACCTCTTGCTCACACTCGACGTACCGGGTAATGGCTGCTCTCTCCCTTGTTTGTGAACAAGGAAGATTTATCTTTGCGAACATCAGAGTTATCTGACGAATCGCTTGGATTGCATCCACATCCGGCACGTCGAGCAACCGACCGGTCTTCCGGTCGAACACGAGATCGAGGAAACCTCCTAGAAATAGGGGGAGACCTCCTTTCCAAGGGAAACCCTTGAAAAGATGGCGATCGACGAATCCTTGGTCCAGGCCTTTTTGGAGGTCGGAACCAAAGTTCGGCAGGGTTATCGTTAGAAACGATAACCCCTCGTGTTCAACACGACTCGAGATCCTTTTGAAATCTCGAATGGTGCTAGTGTGACACCAGGTCCCTCTATCTAGAAGGACCTCCCGCAAGAGCAACATGAGCCTTTTCATCTCGTGCCTCCTAAAAAGGGAGCTACGAGAATGCCGAGCCGCATGTTGCCGATTCAGTCTATCCCGGAGGATAGAACAACCCGGGTTGAAACCCGAGCTGCCAGACCAGCATGTGACAGGAATTCTCACATGCTTCTCTCCACTAAGGAGAGAGTCCCAACAGACGAAGCACATGGCGAGACGTTCTAGGTATGAACCTAGTTCTCCCCTCCAAGTAGCTTCGTCACGTTGGAACCAGAAGTAGCAGTAAGCCACGCCGTAAGGGCGTCGACAATCTGCTTCTGCTCCACAACCGTGTATCCCACCGAAGGAACATCCGCTACAACATAAATACTCATGCTGTAGGGTTTGTTCTGGGCGGGAAACAACGGATCTGGAGCATTCTTCTGGTGATCGATACGGGCCGTCCGACGAGTTCTCCTACCGTAGGAGGACGCGACGGACAGCTTAACGGTTCCATCGTCCTTTTGGAACGATGTAGCGGAACCGTTAGTGCTAACTCGCGGAAGCGAATTAGCCACCGTATTGATCGTGACGGACTGCGGATCGGCAAAAGACATGCTGGCATTGCTCCTAGCGGTGGTTGCGTGCCCAATGAAAGCCCTGTTGGAATACAGGGGACATTGGTACACGCAGTCTCTAAACGCGGTTGCGTTTAGAGTCTCTTGTGGCCTTGGCTTACGCCAAGAGCCAACAAGATGCCCCATTGCCTGTCAGAAATACTGGCAGGGTTGAGGCCGAATCCGTAAGGGGTCGCCTTCAGTCGACTTTTCACAGTTGTGCGAAAAGTCTGAGTGATAGGTCCAGGATCGTAGAAGTTAAACTTCACGCCCTGGAGCACGTATGTGTCAGTGATGGTAGTTTCCATCATGACATATGCGTGCCGAATGACCAGACTGTCGCGACTAAGTGCAGAGATATTAGTCATGATATCTCCTATGTTCAGCACATAGTCGGCAGCCCAGCTCCACGGGGTAAGCTCCCAGAGGACTTCGGGTGATACCCGAGTCCCATATAGCTTGTTAGCTATCTGCTCATCACGAATTAACTTGCCCTTGGCAGTTTCACCAGGGTCAAGGTAATAAGTGTATGCGCCTGAGAACCAGATTCTAGAGTGAGTAACCCTAGTTCTGGTAAGCTTACCCAGACCCGAACCGAGATACATATCCGACGGAAATGCAGGGGCTGTAGTTCTTAGCCCCATGTCGGTGATCTCAGTTTCGGTAGACTCCGGAAAGCTGTAGCGTCTTCTGATCAAACGACCAGAATCTCGCTGGTATTGATCAATTACCTCCTTAGAGGTCTTGACGGCACCAGCGAAGCTTGACACGTCTGAAATTAGGGGTTTCAGGCCAAACTGTACATTCAGGTGCTCATCAGCCACATTCGCGATACGATCGCGAGCGCGGAGATGGCTCCTGAAAACAGCTTGACCTGGAATCTTAGGAAGACCTTCCCTAAGTTCCCCTAAGAACGTGGCAAGCCCAGCTACAGGGTTAGTCGGAATTGTTCTCGCAATAGCCTTAGTCCCATAACTAACCATCTGAACCATCGATGGTAAGCTGAGACTAGGGTAACTATTGCGGTTCATTCCGGCGATCGTGGTACCTTGGCTCAAAGCGAACAATGGGCCTCGGTATTCACGCTGTGGAAAGACAATACTAGTATACGGCTGTGTGATTAACACCTCTGGATGAGATGTTTCACACTGCTGTACACTAGTTGAAAAATTGCCTCCACAGTCCCTCATCCGAATGAACTTGCGAAGTTCGGGATCTCTTGTACCGAGGTAGTTACCTCGCAAGAGCCGTTTCCTCGCAAACCATTCAGGATGACTTTCCGACACAGTAGTCTGTGTGCCATCGACCCAGTGCCCGTACGGGACATCCGGGGCAGCCGTCAAAACTGGCGGCTTCCCCTGAATAGTCCATGTACGGAGCACTGGCGTTCCCTTATAGTAATCAAGGAAACGCTTTTTGGTCGTGGTAGTCATGAACTCCTCCGGATTCGCGGGAATCGCAGTGCAAAGAGAGAATTCTAGGGGCGATCCAAACCCCTGTGTTACCTCAGTGCATTGCGATAGTGGAGGAACCAGCTGACTAAACTGGTTTCTCAGTGCGCTAGCACCGGCGGCGGCCCTTCCATGGGCCGCC